GAAAAATTTTCTTCAAATGGATTCACTCCATAAACTGGATGAGTTCTATGTTTTACTCCAGCTGTAAGATCAAACTTCCAAGCCTTTGCTCTGAATCTAAACTCTCCTCCAAAGTGTTTTAATTTTATTTCTTGCTTATCTTGATAATCTCCTTTGATTAAAAAATAATCATCAACATATCTTAGCCAATAATTTTGATTTACAAATTCATTTCCTCTATCTCTTACCATTGACAATGTTGCATTGTACTCAAAACCATCAACAGCTCCAATTGTTGCTGCATGACTTATATTGTGTTCACTACCATCATAAAATCTTTTGGCTTTGTTCTCATAATCAAATCTAGCAATTTTTCTGATTCCAAAATTAAATTTATAATTGTAAGGATTTACAATTGTAATGTCTTTTAAATCTCCAGTCATTCTATCTATCATGTATCTGTTTTGTTCAGTTAAAGGAGATTGTATTTGTGAAGAGACGTAAAATGTTGAATATTTTAAGAACTGAGCTGAAGCATTAAATCCAATAATAATAAAGAATAATAAAAATAATTTTTTCATTTACGAAACTGTTTTTCTAATTAATGTAAAGCTTATCAAACCTCTTATATCAAATGTTCCACCAGCAGAACCTCCACAATAAATGTGAGGCACTATTATATCTCCAGCACTAATTTGAGCTGTACTTAAAGCACCCAAAGTGTCAACCTGAGTTCTTGCATCAGTATTCAAAGCAACTGAGAATCTTCCCATTGATGTCATTGCTGTTGCAGATGTTGAACCATCTACTGGGGTTGTTTTATATAGTGTTATGTCAACTGTATATCCACTTGAACCAGATGCAACACATGTTCCAGCTTCTATTGTATAATCAGCATCAGCAACAAATCTACCAGATTTTATTGCTCTCTGAGTTCCTATTGTAGAAGGTGCGTTTGTATTTGTGCTTCCCCACCTTCCAGATTTATTATTATCTTCTCCATTTGAAACATAGTAAGTTGTTTCGCTAAGATTATCTCCCTCAAATCTAAAAAATACAGTTTCTCTTCCTATCTTAGAAGCTCCATCTAAGCTGTTGCTGGTTACAGCCATTCCACCAATTGTGCCTTTTGTTTTGTGCTGATATTGAGCTGTTAAATCTAAGGTATTTAAATATATCAAAGCTCCAGCTTCAATCTCTGGATAACTTGAAAAATCAAAAGATGAAATAGTTATGCTTGTAGCTGAGGCTGCTTGGTCAGCTCCAACAGTTAAAGCAAATTCAAATCCAGTTTTTACATCAATAAGAGTCAAAGAATCACCACTTTTGAAAATAGCTGTTCCAATAGCATCAATAGAAATTGATGTTACTGAAGCTCCAGTTATTTGTGCTGAAGTTGTAGTTATAACTTGCTCAGAAGCTAAAGAATTTGATGGAGTTGGTGGAGCCATCATTCTAGCAAAAGAGCCACCTCCATTTGCATTGTCTTGAAAACCTGTTGAATTGATGTCTCTTGTTGTAGTTGTTAAAGAAACTGATTCATCTTGCATTTGCCATGATTCATATTCCCATTCATCTGAAGCTGTGTAAAATTCACCTCTTCTAAAAACATAAAAATTTGTCCCCTCTCCAGTTCTTGTGTACTTTAATCTTCCAACTGGATTTACATAATTAGGATATTGAGAACCCCCAAAAGAAGTTGTTTTTCCATTTATTGAAGTAGCTAATCTTCCGTTCACTATTTGAATGTGTTCAGTTTGACCAGTAAAAAATTGCTCAACTAAAAGCTGTGTAAATTTTTTGCTTCCAGAGTTTGTTCCTTCTCCCCACTCTCCAGCTAGAGCTGTCTTTGTAAACGTAGATCCTCCATCATCAGAAACTTCTAAACATGCTTCATCAGTTAGTTCAAAAGTATCTCCATAATATAGCTCTCCAAAATTATATTTTTCAGAATCATCAGTAGCAACTGTGTTTTGTATAACAACAGCTCCAGCATTTTGACCTCCTGAGCTTCCTAAAGTTTGAAAAAATCCATAAAAGGGATTTCCTTGATTGCCAAAAAAAGTTGTTACTAATTGGCCACTTGCGTTTGTTGTTTGTGAAGATGTGAAATTTCCAGCACCCCCAACTGAACTTGGAGAGTTTCTCCATCTTACTCTATGACTTCCATAAGGTCTTGAAGTTTGATTGCCTCCAGCTTGACTTGAAGCAAAAAATCCAGTTGATGTCCAGTTTCCTGAAGCTGGCCAGCTTGTAGATTTTAACTTTATTTCAAAATGCCACAAACCAGTCAAAGCTGAATCTGTTGGAATCACTTCATCAAAAACTGGAATAGAAGCAAAAGTTGTTCTTGGTACGTTTGAAAATTCAATCAATGGCATATTTGCTAAACCTGGCTCGCTATTTTCCCAAGTAAAATTTTGATTTGTACCAGTTGCTTTTAAAAACTTTTCTGTTCCTGCATCATTAAAGGCTCTTATAGTGAATCTTTGCCAACCTCTTACTTCACTTGTAGCTGCAAAAGTAGAGTTGTGAGTCATATCTAAGTTAAAATTTAATCTAAAATTAGAAATTGAATAAGCATCAATTATTGATTCCTGAGAAACAATTATATCAGTTGGTGCTGTTGTTGATGTTACATTTGCAGCTGTGGGACAATACTCAGGAAAACCACCAAAATAATTTCTTTGACCACCATAAACAAATGTTGCATCAACTTGCTTTAATCTTGGATAATGTGTGAACTTAGTTCCTTTCAATAATAATATTCCATCTGGAACTCCATTTGTTAAATTAGCATTATTTATTTCTAACTCATATCTAACATTACCAGTGTCTCCTAAAAAAGTGTTGTTTGAAACACTTGCAGCTGCATTGGTGTAGATTCTTGATGTTATATTTGTAGGGGATGCAACTGTTCCACTTTCAGCTGTATCATAAGAAGCAACTTGAACAATATAGAATGTGTGATTCCAATATGTTAATCTAGCTCCCCAGCATCTCAAAATCATTTTTAAAGCATCATAGCAAGAATTAACAACAAAAGTCCCATCAGAAGTTTTTTCATGTGTCCAAGACATTTTTCCTTTAGTCATTTTAAAAGGGTCATTTGAAACAGATGGAGCAGCATGTCCTTGATTATACCAGTTTATGGATGTTGAATATTGCCAATTAACTGAAGCTCCTTCAGATGTCAGAGCCATGCCAGTTCTTTTTAATAAGCCTCTAAGCCAAAAATCAAAATTAGCTGGCCCCCAGTTTACATCTCCAGAATCATAAGGCAATGATGGTGGACTTCCAGCACTAAAGGAATCTTCATCAGTCCAATCTAAGCTTTTTAAAATAGAGATTCCATCTGTTGCTGTTAAATTAATGTCATAAGGAAAAGAAACATCAGCTCTTTCTGATAAGTCCATTAAAATAAATCCACTCCATAAAGGCCGAGTTGAACTATAAGATGAAGAAGTTGCTTTATATAAATGAAAATAAACATCTTTTTCTTGAAAAGTATCATAAAGCTTATTTACGAAAGCAGTTTCAACTGTTTCATTTTCTATTACAAGAGGGATTTTACAAGTTGATGAGAGTATGGGATTGAATCTATCATCAGAATCAGAATCATAACAAATAACGGGACCACCTTGACCAGCTTTTATTTCAAAAACAGAACCAGAAATTGAACTCCAATTTTCCACCCAAATTTCAAAATAATAATCAGTAACATTGAGGCTTTGATATTTTCCAGTAAATGCTTTTTCTAATGCCATAATTAATATCCTCTACTTCTATCTATTGCAGTTCTTCTATTTGCTAAAAATATATCTGTTCCACTGATCCTTCCAAATACCTCAACTTGTTGAGTTCCTTCTCCCATCATTGTTTTAAGTTTATTTAATGGAGCAACAACTTCTGGATTGGCACTTGCTCCAGCATATTCTCCCATGAGTCCAAGCGTTGGCCCACTTACAATCCCACCTTCTGCAAATTTTGGAATCAAACTATTAAAAGCTGTTTTTGCTAAACCACCAGCTAACCCTGCAATTGCTGGAATCAAAAAAACTGAGCCCGGAAAAGGAGGAATTGAAGCCATAGATTTTTGAACTGCCTCAGCAACCATTAAAGCAAGCATTTTCCCAATAATGTCTCTAATTGTATTTCCTACATGTATGCCATACTCTTCAAAATCTTCAGCTCCTTGAATCAGAGTATTCTTTGTTTGTTGTCCAAACTCCATCAATGTTTTTTTTGTTATCTCAAAACCTTCTGCAAGAGTTTCCAAAACAGAGGATTGCTCTTTCAAAGCTAAAGTAGTTGCTTTAATTGGCTCAGGGTCTTGAGCTGATAAAAATCCTTGAAGAGGTGTTGCTGGTGTTAATGTTTTTTGTTTTTCTGCTGCACCTCCAGTTCCAGTAGCAGTTCCACCCCCTAAGCCAGAAGTCAAATCAAAATTTAAAGCTTCTTTTATTTGTTTAGCTTGATTCTTTATTGATGTTCCAAAATCTGTAAAGTCATTTTCATATTCTTTTGTTTCAACTTTTAACTCTTCGAGTTTTTCAAGAACTCCCTCAAAAGGGTCTTCCAAAGGGTCTAAGCCAAATCTTTCATTAAGAGCATTAACTGACTTAATCATAACACTTACTGGATTGAATTTAAGTAATGTTTGAACAGCTTTAATTAAAGCATTTCTCCACCAACTCCAATCGCTTAATCTCTCAACAAGAGCATCATAATTTTCTCTTAAAAATAAAAATGATGCAACCAATAAACCAACAGCTGCTGTTACAGCTAAAACTTTAATTGATATTAAACCAAACACAACAGCAATTGCTTTGAAAACTGGAATTAAACCTCCTATAATAGTAGCTAATGGCCCAACAGCTGCAAGAAACAAAGCAAAAGCAACAGCCATCTTTTTAACTTCAGGGCTTAAAGTGCTAAACTTATCTAAGCCTTTAGAAATAGATTCTAAGCCTTTTAAAACTAAAGGCATGACAATATTTCCAATATCTATCAAAACAAGTTTTACTTGATTAAAAGTTTTTGTAAATCTAAAGCCAGCATCACTTGCCAAAATATCAAATCCTTCATTTACGTTGCCAATAGAATTATTCATTCCATCAAGAACTTCAGTATAAGTTTGAGATTGCAGCCCCATAGTAGAAAGAGCAGCTGTTACAGCTTTTGAAGAACCAAACATTTTCAACAACAAATCATCAGTTCCTTCAAGCTCATTAAACAAATGTTGAAGAGTACCCATTAAAGACTCATCAAGCATCTTTGACAAATCTCCATAAGTCATTCCAAGCATACTAAGTATCTCTATCTGTTCAGCTGAAGGATTTAAGAGTTTCATCATCAACTGGTTCAATCCAGTTAAAGTTGAAGCTGCATCACCAGAAAGTTTCGACATTGTAGCAGCAGCAGCTCCAAGCTCTTCAAATGATATTCCAGCAGCAGCAGCAGTTGGGATAACTCTTCCCAGCCTTGACATAAATTCAGAGGCTTCAAATTTACCTTGTTTTAATGTTTCATGAAGTAAATCTCCAGCTCTTGCAGCTGTCATTTGCTCTCCTTCATAAGCCTTCATCACAGAAGTTAGTGCAGAAGCAATGTCATTCATATCTCCCATCTGCATAGCTGAAGCCTTAGCTGAAACTGCAAGAGCATCTATTGCTTCTTGACCACTTAAACCAGCTGAAGTGATAAAAAATAAACCTTCTGCTAATTGTGAAGCTGCAACCCCAGTTGTTGCTGAAAGAGATAAAACATCTTTTTCATAAGCTTTTAACTCTTCAGCCGAAGCACCAACAAGAGTTCTAATTTTCGTCATTGAAGTTCCGAAATCAGTTGCCATTTTAACAGCCGCTGCTCCAACTCCAAGTATAGGCAAAGTTATAGAGTTAGTCATGTTGCTTCCAACTCTTTTCATTGTTCTTCCAAACTTTGTAACTCTAGTGCTTGCTTTTTTCATGGCTCTATCAAAGCCTTGCATATTAGCCCCAAAATTAAAAGTTAAAAAACCAACTGCTTTATTTGCCATAATTATCTTTGTTTTTGTAGTATTCTGCTCTTTCTTTTAATTTTTTAACATCAACCTTTTTATCTTTTTCTTCCCAGTTAAACTTGATTAAATCAGTTGATTTAATTGATTTGTTTTTAGGCAAATGAATGTTAACTAAATAAGTGGTTTGCCATCTTACTCTTTCCCATTCTTGTTGCTGCCTCAAATTTTCAAGCTCATAAAAACCATCCATCTTTAACCAAAAATATTTAGGAAGATAATCATAAAACTCTTCTGGAGTTAAATTCATCTGTCCCAAAGCAACTCTTTCTAACTTTTGCCAGCTAAGAGATGCTTTTACTTCTTGCTGGCCTTCTGCTTTTTTCCCTTTTGTCCCCCCATTTGTTCAGCTAAAACATCCATACATCTTGAAATTGAATCAAAATCATTATCTATCAAATCTCCCAAGTCATCAATTGTTAATTGACATTCTTGTTTTGCTGCTCTATATCCATCTTCTATTCCACAATGTATTAACGTCAAAGCTCCATCCAAAGTCATTTCCGTACCTAACTTCTCTAAATCTTGTAAAGTTGTGTTAGTTTTTTTGCTATATTTTCTTAGAGCTGAAAATCCAAATTTAACTGGATATTGTTTTTCTCCTATTTTTACAAATTCATATTTCTTCATTTTGTTTGTTTTTTTGTAAGGCTTATGAGGGGACAAAACAAACCAAACAAGATTGCCCCCTCACTTACCTAAATTTATATTAAGCTACTGTTTGCGATAAAGCTCCAGTTCCTTCAAAACTCATGCTGTAAGTAGCAGTATCTTCTGTTCCAGCACTAACTGAAAAACTTGTTAAAAATACGCTTCCTTGATAATCAGTATCTCCAGTTGCTCCAGTTGTGTCTCCAAATTTTACAGTTAAAGCTGTTCTTCCAGTTATCATATTTGATAAAACTAAGTCATCAGCTCCATTAGTTAAAGCTGATCCACTTGCATCTGTAAAAGCGTAAGCTCCATCTAAATCAATTGAAAATTCTCTTAACCCTTCAAGGCTTTCTTTGAAGCCTCCAGACTCTTTGTTTGTTATATCTCTTGTACTCATTGAGAAATTTAGCGTTGCACTTTGAGCAAAAGCAACTAAGTTTCCATTAGAGGCATTGTAAACTCGGATATCTGTTCCATTTAATATTGCCATTTTTTTTTATTTTATTAATTAATATTTACTTCTTTTTTTTCTTTTTCTTTTTTTCTACTATTTTCTCAATACATTCTTGCTCAATTAAATCTTCAAGCTCAGTTTGATTTTTAATAATAACTGTTGCTCCTTTAATTATTGTTTTATTATGTCTATGAGAAAACCAGTCTTTTAATAATTTATATTCCATTTTTTTATATTTAAATATCTAATTTAACACTACAAGAACCAGAAAAATCAGTTAAAGAACTTTCTGAAATTATCTTAATTGTTGCAATTGTATCATTAGAAAAATTTGTATCTATGTTATCAAAACAAACTTCACTTGCTGTTTTGATGTTGTTTTCTTTTATGTTTAGTCCATCACAATTTGTTTGTAGCTCTAAAGTCCAAAGAGAATCTTTTATTATTTCATCTCCAGAATTTATTTTTACACCAATAGAGCTAATAGAAACCCCATTAGTTGCTTTGTTAAATAGCTCAAATTCAGTTGAACCATTAATTAAATCAAAATTTTTATTTACTACTTCAGTTGCCATTTTTAAGAATTTATTAATCTAACATCAAAATCCAAAGCTTTCCTGAAAACTCCTCTTGCATTTGTTGCTGAGTTATCAAATGAATCTAAATCAAAGAAATCATTATAACCATCATATTTGATAGATTGTACTTTAATTCCATCAATTGTTCCAGATTGCCTATCAAGAGCAGTTCTAACTTTTTTGGCTAAATCGGCTGCTTGGGAATAAGTTTCAGAATAAACACTAACCATTATTGAAGTAGTATCTAAAGAAGAAACCCCTTCTTTGTAGTCAGTTGGGTCATCACTTAAAACATCATAAATGATAAAAGGAAAATCTGTTCCTTGCCTTGCAACCATAGGATATATTCTTGTGCCTACTAAAGCATTTACATCTGAGTTATCTTTTAATATTTTAAATATTGCTTTTCCTACTTCCATTTTAAAAACCTAATTTACCATATTTCTTCAATCTTCTTTCATGTATTTTTAAAGCTCTTTCAAAAATAACTTGTCCATCTTTAAAACCATCAACTAATACTTTTTTATGTTCAGAGTTCCAAGCATCAGCCATGAAAGGCTGAGCCTTTCCTTTGCCTCTTCCACCAAACATAACCTCATCGCCATACTCAACCCAAGCTCCATAAAATCCAGATTTTGTATATTGTTTTTTTCCTTTGAGTTTTTTACCACTTTGAGACTCATTTT